ATATTAGTCCACATCAAGGAACGAAATGTCATGCAATTCCAGTAGCTAGAAATGGTGATTGGAATAAAGTAAATTGGAGCGTTGCAGGGCTTGACGATCTTTGAAAATAATGCTTGACATAGCTTAAAAACTAGAGTATACTTATATATATGAAACGAATTTTTATTTGAAGGAGAAGGTGTTTGAAGATAGTACGTAGGAAGTATAGAGGTAAAGAGTTGAATGTGATACATGGTTGTCCTTGTGAAAATCGGTGCTCTAAATTTAGATACTGTAAAGCAAACAGCACATACTGTTCAGCGTTTACCCAGTATGTTAATTTTGGATGGTTTGATATTACAGCACAACAAAAGAGAATGAAAACATTATGACAATGGTAAATAAAAAACATCGTAAGGAAAGTTTTGAGTCTATGATGAGGAGATTCAAAAAATCTTGTGAACGTAGTGATGTAGTTAATGAAGTTAGGGCTAGAGAACATTTTGTTAAACCTAGTATGAAGAAACGGCGAGCTAGAGAAGTGGCGGTTAAAAACGAACAGCGCCGGCGAGATGATGGAGACTTACGAAAAAGGATAAGGTAATATGTGATGAACATTGTAGTATATTTACACGAAAGTAGATATAAACAATCTACATTAAAAGTTTTAGACCTATTGAAACAGTGTAATTTGACCTGCATACATAAAACTTTTAAGTCTGACGATATGATAGAAATTTCAGAAACTTTAGGAGAAAAGATAAGACGGTATCCCCAAGTGGTAATTGATGGAGATAGAATTGGTGGTTACTATGATTTAGTAGAACACTTGATAAATAAAGAAGTAATTACTTATACAGGTATACCGAAATGGGAGAAGAAAAATTAGATAAGATGGCGAAGGTCCGTGCGGGCAAGAAACCACCATCTTATAAAAACATACATGAAGATGTAAAAAATCTTCCAGACGTTGCAACATTAAGTTTAAAGAATGTAAAGGAATGGGAAAAACATAATAAGGAACGTGTGAAAGATTTAAAATATAGCATTCGTAGAATGACTAAAGGAAAGGACCAAAATATTTTAATTCGTGAGTTGCATAATAGAGAAGTATTTTTAACAAACATGATAAGATATTTTGATACAGGAGTGTGGTTGGATTTATTTTATGGAAAAGATCAAGAACATAAAACGAAATGGAAAACTATCGCTTACGCTTATGATGATGAAGGCTATATAAAGGTATGAAACCGGAACATAAACATTTAATTATTAGAGCTGAAGTAGAACAACCTCCAGTAGAAAAAGATAAACAACGTATTTCAGATTGGATGCGTAAGTTGATTAAAACTATTGATATGAAATTATTGGCAGGTCCATATTGTAGATACGTACCCCTTAAAGGAAATAAAGGAATTACTATTGTAGCTATAATAGAAACAAGCCATATAGCGTTACACGTTTGGGAAGAACATGACCCACCTTTGATACAATTAGATGTGTATACTTGTGGACCATTTACTCCAATTAAAGTTTTTAATGCGATGAAAGAATTTGATCCGGTAAAGATAGGATGGAAATACCTTGATAGGGAACGAGATTTAAATACGCTTGATATAGGAACTTGGCAAGAAGGAAGTCCATGGCCTAGCAAAGCATCGTTGACAACACCGGCTGTAGGATAGTTTATAAATAGTATTGAGGTAGTGATTTTATGATTTTAGTAGATTTGAATCAAATTATGATTGGTGGGTTGATGGTACAAGTGACCAAAGATCCTGACAAAAAGGTTAACGAAACCTTAGTTAGACATATGATTTTAAATACTCTCCGCTTTTATAGAAAAAAGTTTCGTGAGGAGTATGGTGAATTTATTCTTTGTTGTGATAGTAGACACTATTGGCGTAAAGATGTATTTCCGAATTACAAAGCCAATCGTAAAAAAGATAGAGCAAGTTCTGATTTAGATTGGGGAAATATATTTGAGTTTCTTAATCGCATTAAGCAAGAACTTATAGATATTTTTCCATATATGGTTCTAGAAGTTTATGGTGCAGAGGCCGATGATATCATTGCGGTGATAATAAAAAATAAGCCTACAACATCTAGTAAAGATTTAATTTTAAGTTCAGATAAAGATTTTATCCAATTGCATAGCATTCAGGATACATATCAATTTAGTCCAGTTACAAAAAAGTTTATAAAACATAAGGACCCTGTAGCGTATCTTTATGAGCATATTATTAAAGGTGATCGTAGTGATGGTGTTCCCAATGTGTTATCTCCGGATGATTCTTTAGTGGAAGGAATTCGTCAGAAAACAATACGAAAAACTGTTATTACTGAAGTTATAGATTTAATCGGAGAAGGTAAAGATCCTTTGATGTTACACAATTTGTTGAAATCTTGTTCAAAGGATACGTGGATTCGTAATTGGCAAAGAAATAATATGTTGGTAAATTTAGATTCTATTCCAGAGAAATTGGTAAAAGAAATCTCGCTAGCATTTGTTCGTAACAATGATGGATATGCTACTGGTCTTAACGATAAGAATGGAAAATATAAAGCAAATAGATCGAAGCTATTTGATTATTTTATAAAGAATGGATTAACTGATTTAATTCAAAATATAGGAGATTTTTAATAATGGATGAAACTTATACACCTTTGCTACATGAGATATTTACAAAGGTTAATAATGCAAAGGATAAGCCCAAGAAGATTAAAGTATTGCAACGATACAATTCCCCTGGGTTAAGAAAAGTATTGAAGGCCGCATTTGATCCACAAATTAAATGGATGCTTCCGGTCGGAGCTGTACCATATATACCTAATGAAGCACCTGAAGGAACAGAACATACTCGATTAGATAATGAAGCTAGGACGTTTAAGAATTTTGTGTCTCTTACAGTAAATGGTGAGACCCATGAAGGTAATCCAAATCTTAATGCAATGAGAAGGGAGCAATTGTTTATTCAATTACTTGAAGGTCTTCATGTTAGTGAAGCTGAGATTGTTATTGCAGTGAAGGATAAAAGTTTAAACAAAAAGTATAAAGGATTAAATGCTTCTACTGTTAAAGCTGCATTTGGTTGGGATGATGATTTTATGAGTGCCGGCGTTCCTAGAATGGCTGGCGGTGGAACATCTGGTCGATAATATGGACATATCAGTGTCCTTATCCGGTGGTCCTAGACGATGGTTGAAAGAAGGACTTCCTGTAGGACCAGCATACAAATATAAAGTTTATCATGGAGATGATTTAATTCATATTGTTGTAACTGATGGTGATGAAGAATCTGTTAGAAACATTATAGAAAATAATGGAACAAAATATTTTCCAGTGATAACAAAAATTTCTTGTGAAGATATAGAGTATCCTATTAGATTCGGTTACGATAGTTAAGGAAATATAATATGGCTGAAGGTAGCTGGGGAGACTGGCAGGTTCGCACAATAGCTGCGAACATGGCAGAGAAATGTCCTAAACGAGTGTGGTTTGAAGATGGAGATGAAGATGTAGATTATAAAGATTATTTTACATCGCTCAAGAGTTGGTCACACATCACAGCCAGACAACTATATTCAATGGAGTTAGAAGAACGTCAGTTGATTATTTTCATACACCATTTGGGTATTGAACATGTTGGGGTCGAAACATTTGATCCCCAAGACAAAGGACGATATTCACAACAGAGTGATTTTAGACCTATTGAGGGAAAAGAATAATGCCAAGTTACACTATGAAAGATCCAGATGGAGTAGAGCATGAATTGTTATGTTCTATTGCAGAGATGGAAGAGAAAAAAGAACAGGGTTGGCGCACTCAAATAGGTGCCCCTAGGAATAATCTTATACGACATACGGGTGATGTTATAAGTCATACCGATGAAGGATTTAAAGATAGATTAAGAAATATTAAGAAGAATCATCCAGGGTCAACAATAGAAATTTAAATAAATACTCTTATACTATACTATAGGAGGATTGCTATTGAGCAAACACAGAAAGATGTATATACAAGCTAATAATTTATTAAAAGTCGAGCCATTAACAGATAATCAAAAGAAGCTCTTTAAATCTTATGCCGCAGGTAAAAATGTTTTTGCTTCTGGGGTAGCTGGTTCTGGTAAAACTTTTATGTTATTGTTTTTGGCGCTAAGTGAAGTTTTAGATAAAACTTCAAAATGGGATAAGGTTATTCTGATTAGAAGTCTATTGCCGTCTCGGGATGTAGGATTCTTACCGGGAACGATTGCAGAAAAATCAGATATGTACCAAGACCCATATCGTATATTAGTTCGATTAATGTTTTCAATGCCTAATGATACTGAATTTGCACAGTTGTATGATAAATTATTATCACAAGGAACATTGGAATTTATGTCTACATCTTTTTTAAGAGGACAAACTTTTGATAGAGCTATTATAATTTGTGATGAATTTCAGAATATGTTATTCCATGAATTGGATACATTGATGACTAGAATAGGACAAGAAAGTAAAATCATGTTTGCAGGTGATGTAGGACAAACAGATTTAAAAAAACATAATGGTGATCGTGAAGGGGTTGCAAAGTTTCAAGCAATTTTAAATACCATGGAAGAAGTTGAGTGTATTGAGTTTGGGTTTGGAGATATTATACGCTCAGGGTTGGTAAGAAATTACCTAATAGCAAAGGCAAATCTAGGATTTAAAACACAAGATTTCGCTTGACAAAAGCAGTAAAATGTGATAGGATTATATAATGATATTTAAACATGAAAGTAATTTAAAGCAGTTTCCGGAACTACCGGTAACTAATGTCAACGGGCTTCGTTTTTACGAGGCACCGAATGGTAATAAGTACCCAAGTATAACTACTGTACTCGGGAAACAACCTGGAAAACAAAAAGGTTTACAAGCATGGCGTGACAGAATAGGTCATGAAGCGGCAGGTATAATTTCAGGTAAGGCTGCTCGTCGAGGGACAGCTTTTCACAATATCTGTGAAGATTATCTAAACAATCAAGACATCTCCGAACATAAAGGCAAGAATTTTTTGTCATGGTGTATGTTTGGTGAAGTACGAGATTATTTGGATGAGTCCATTAATAGAATAATTTTGCAAGAAACTAATATGTTTTCTAACAAATATAAGGTTGCAGGTAGAACTGATTTGATTGCAGAATATGATAATGATGGGTTAGCTGTAATTGATTTTAAAACAACTACTACACCTAAAAAACGTGAGTGGATTGATGATTATTTTTTACAGTGTTCGGCGTATGCTTTTATGTTTGAAGAGCATACAGGAATCTCTGTGCCTAATGTTGTTATAATTATGGTAGCAGAGGATGGAGAAGTTCAAACATATAAAGAGAAATCAGCAGATTATGCTGAACGTCTTGAGATTATGATGGACAATTTCTATCAAAATTTAAACTTGGCGGAACTTGCTGCCTAAAGGAGAAAATAAATGAAGAAGTTTTTAATGGCCCTTATGATTATGGCACCCATGAGTGCATATGCACTTGATGTTGACGTGCTGAATGATGTAACGGTGACGGGTAATGACGCCTCCCTCAAGGTAGATCAGGATGGTAATGAGGTTACTGTTGGTGTTGGTGGACTATCATTTACTAATAGTGATACTGTGACCTTTGGTATTGCATATGATACAGAGTTGCTATTCGGTCTTAGTGGTGGAACATCGTATGATTATACTACAGATGATGATCATGTTCTAGGTCTTGATACTGGAGTGAACTTTTGGGGCGCTAGTGTTGATGCTTCATTTGCATGGAATATCAGCGATACTGATGTTACAGCAGAATTAGGAACTGGTTATAGTGTTTTTGGTCTAGATGGAAGTGTTACATCCAATTGGGATGTTGATGACACTTCTTATGAAGGTATGGACGTGACTGCTGGTTATACTTGGGCAGTAACGGATACATTTTCTGTTCGACCCAATCTTACAGTTCCATTTGATGATGACTTTGAGCGTGGAGATATCTCAGCTGGAGTATCTATTGTAATATCTTTTGATAATGTAGTTGCCGGCGGATGAAAGTAGATAATATTTTAATTGTTGGTGGCGGTACTGCTGGTTGGTTTACAGCAGCCGCCTTGCGTGTTCATACACCTCATATTAAAGTTACCTTGGTAGAATCTTCCAACATCTCAACAGTAGGTGTTGGGGAATCTACCATCGGTCATATTAATGTATTTTTACACCAGTTAGGTCTGAACATTAGTGGTGATGAAGAGTGGATGTCAGCGTGTGATGCAACATATAAGGCATCAATTAAGTTTACAGATTTTCATAAGTTAGGTGGAGAGCCGTACCATTATCCTTTTGGCAGAATGGATACAGATAATTTAGATGTTACTGGACGAGATAGTTGGATGCTGAAGAAGTGGATTGATCCAGAGTTACCTAACAGTGATTTTGTTAATAGTTTTTATCCACAAATGCCTTTAATATATGGTAATAAGATACATCATAACTATGAAGGTATTGATGTATTAAAACCATATTCAGGTTTACAAGATTTAGCTTATCAAGTAGATGCTACTAAATTAGGTATTTATCTAAGGGATACTTTATGTGAAGAAGTAACACATATTAAAGATGATGTTGTTGATGTAAGCCTAGATGAAAAGGGGTATGTTAGTGGAGTAACCACAACAGACCATGGTGAATTAACAGCAGATTTATATATTGATTGTACTGGATTTAAGAGTTTACTATTAGAAGGTGCAATGAAAGAAAAGTTTTATGATTGGTCAGAGGATCTTCCTAATAATAAGGCTTGGGCAGTACACAAACCATATAAAGATAAAGAAAAAGAAATGGAAGTATGGACCAATAACACCGGTATAGAAAATGGATGGGTGTGGAATATTCCTCTTTGGAATAGTATTGGTACTGGTTATGTGTATTGTGATTCTTTTGTAGATGATGATACTGCATTAGCAGAATTTCAACGACACATTGGTCATGGTGACGAATTAGATTATAAAAACATAAAGATTAAAACTGGTAGACACAAAAGAGGTTGGGTTAAGAATGTTTGTGCTATAGGTTTATCAAATGGATTTATTGAACCATTAGAATCATCTGGATTAGTATTAGTTACAGAGCCTATAGATTTATTGATTAAAACTCTTACAATGAGAGATGGTAAAGTAACACAATATGATAGAGATGCTTGGTGTTTAGTTCAACGAGAGTTGACAGATGCTTGGAAGTATTTTGTAATGATGCATTTTTATCTTTCAGAACGAGATGATACTCCATACTGGAATTATTGGTCACAAGAAAAAGAAATGGGTGAACATTGGTGGGGTATAGATACAAAACAACCAGAGTTCTGGCCTTCTGGATTAGTAGCTACAGGGTCTTTCGGAATGAATAATACTTATGATGTAGGTATAGAATTAGCTATGTGTAGATTAAAAGCTGAAGGCCTAAGATATTTGTCAAATGCATATCTGTGTATAGCTATAGGCAGTGGTTGGTTTATTACCAATGATTATTCAGTTAAGAAAACAAGAATGATTCAACCACACTTTGATAAAGACTGGGTCGACCATAAAATGAAATCAACTTGGTTGTATTGGAAAAATAGAACAGCAGATGTACAAGAGATAGCACACAATGCACCAACGATGTATGAGTATTTGAGCGAGAACATACATAAATAGATGTGTGAAAGATACTGATGACGATAAACAAGTAGACGGATCGGACGCCGGGGCAGTACCGGCCACCTCCACCAATTCACGACAAGAGTATAATGGTATAAGAGATTTTTCAAAATTAATGAATCTTTACTGGAAAGATAAATTGGCAGAAAATGAAAAGTCAGAATCAAAACTCATAGGACAAACTGTTCATGGAGTTAAAGATAAACGACCTGACTGGTATTATACTCAACGAGAATGGGATAGAGTTGTAGGTATTGGTAAAGTACCTGATGAAAGAAACACTGAATTAAGGGGGGTGAATCAGGATCGACGGACGGACGAAAAGTTATCTGAGGAATCTGACACTAAAACATAGAAGCCAATGATGACTTTTATTTCGAGGAGTATCGCTTAGCTGCGTAATCTTCTCCGGGGTTCGGGGTGGCGCCTTGTTATCAAAGCCACCCCACTAAAACTAGTTTGAGGTTGGGTCCTTTTAGCATATCGCCCTCTCCCCGAACCGTGAAGGCAAAGGATAAGCGGTTCACTTTTTTGGAGTTTATATGATGAGTATTGGTTTATCTACTAAAAAATTTACAGTAATTATAGAGGACTTGGTTAAGTCTAAGCGTATCAGTTATATGGATGCTGTTCTACATTATTGCGAAACACACCTACTAGAGCCTGATCAGGTTACTAGATATATTGACAAATCTTTAAAAGAAAAGATTCAGTCTAATGCAGAAGCTTTAAATTATTTGCCAAAGACTAGTTCTATTTCTGGGCTATGACAGACCAGACTAATATTATTTCGATTACGGATATCATTGAAAACAAAGTCCGTAAACAAAAAGAATTAGAAGGTTATGAAGCTCAATTAGAAGATTTAATAAGAAAGAAGTTTTGGATAGAAAAAGAAATACATATGGCAGAATTTATTATTGCCGCAGTCCAAAGTGAAATAACCCCCCAGCAATTTATCAAGGCTTTAATAGCTGCTGAGTTAGAAAAATCAGATGAATGAGATCGAAGCATATCAGTTATATTTGGCACTTAAATTACATTTTACAACTGACAATTACGATTATTTTAAATATAATGGTAAGGTTAGTGCTTCATTAAAAAGTTTTGATAAGAGAAAAGATAGGTATCAGTTTAAAAAATTAACTAAAAAGTATAATGATACTACGATACTTAATTATTATATAGCTAATTTTATAGAAGGAAATAAATGGTTAGGTAATATGAATGAAGATACTTATATTAAATGGAAAGCTAGAGTTGAGAGTTTAGAATATATTTTTAAAAATGATGTAGAAAAGTTATTGACAAATGCTTCAAATTTTGATATACTATTTAATAGTGTACGAGGGAATCATCCTAAAATTTTAAAAGCGTTTCTTGGAAAGAAAATTAGTTTAGAAACATTAGTAATATTTGAATACCTAGTGCAATATCGTAAGACGTATGATGAGGGAATAGCAGAACGAATTATTTGGCCAGAAGTTAGTCGATTAATTCAAAATTATAAACCGTTTGTAAAAATTGATAAATCGTTATTCAAAAGAATAACATTATCTTTGTTAGAGGAACACAGTAATGGCTGATACTTATGTAGAAGAAGCGAAACGTAAGATTGCACATCTATCTTATAAATTAGAACAAGCAGAAGATAAGATCCGTAAATTGGAATATGATAATGCAGAATTACAGAAATGGGTTAATGATACTTGTGTCCCAAGAATGCAAGAGATGAGTGATGAAATGGTATCACGATATAATGCAAAGAAATATCGGGATAAGAATTATAATGAGTTGCGTCGGTAAGGAAACATTATAAATGTATTTAGGAAAGAATTCTATGATGAATTTGAATCGAAAAGAATTAGTGGATCATATGTTTTCCTTATTAAAGGAAATAGATTTTCTATCTTCTAGAATTGAACCACATGATTGTGGACATTTGCATACCACAGTTGGTGTATTAGAAGATAGAATTAAGGAATTGCGAGATCAAATAGGAACAGATATTGGTAAATAAGTTAGATAACCTTATTAAAAATTTAGGCAAATCTGGTATTATATATCGTAAAGGTAAAGAACTTATTTTATATGATGTTGATAATGGAGATAAGGTTTCTATTAAAGTAATTCAACATGATAGTAAGCAAGGATTTCTTGCAGAGAGTAAAGAAACAGGTGATTGGACTTGGTATAGAGAGCCAGATAATAAAGAGTTTGGTTGGGAAGGTCCGTATTATAAGGTAGTGAAATGAGTTACGATCATAAAGCTTTAACCAACCTTAACAAATATATTAATAGAGAGCTCCCAGTTAGAACATTTTCGGGAAAATTACCAGCAAGATCAGAATGGGAAAAAGAACAACTACGATATTTTGATGTGATAGAGTTTGAGGTGGAAAAAAATAAGCCCCTTTAGCTCAGATTGGTAGAGCAGCTCACTTGTAATGAGCAGGTCATCTGTTCGATTCAGATAAGGGGCTCCAAGGAATTATATTATGAGAGAATTAATACAGGACAAAGACTTAATGGTCCTTGAAACATTATTTCCTACAGAGCTTTGGGTAAATTATGACCATCAGTGTATAGTAAATAATGAGTCTTTAGCTGAAATTATTACCCATAGAAGTCTTAATGAATCTTCTAGAGAACTTTCAAATGTAGGGGGTTGGCAAAGTAACGATGATTTGGCTGAAGATGACCAGTTTACAGACCTTGTAACATATGTCACACAAAGTTTTAACCCAATTTATAAACACAATAATTATATTGATGGATTAAAATTTATTATTGTTGATATGTGGGCCAATATAAATAAACATCGAGATTTTAATAAGGCACATTTACATCCGAATTCAGATTGGAGTTTTACTTATTATGTTAAAGTTACAGAAGATAGTGGGGATATAGTTTTTTGTGATCCCAGAGTTCGTAGACATATGAAAGTACAGGACAATATATTAATAGACCACAGTAATAATTCGCAACATGGTATATACACGGTAAACCCTTTAAACGGAAGACTTGTTATATTTCCATCGTACTTGGAACATTATGTTGAACCAAATTTAACACAGGAGACTAGAATTAGTATTTCAGGTAATATAAGATATGACAGATTTGGGTCGGTTAAATTTTAAAGTAAATTTAGATCATCCTTCATTTTATGAGGAAGATCATATACATAATTTTGGAGTAATGTTAGATATATTAAAAGAAGTTTTAATTCAAG